TGATTCACATCCTTTTATCCAGCGATCCCGCTGTTGATTACTGTTCCGGGGCCAGCAGCCCGGCCAGCTCTTGGTACTCCTCCGGGGTGAGCCGGTCGGCGGCGAGATAGACATCCATCTTGTCCTGGAGGCCGTCGGTGCGGCCCCGGTCAATAAGCAGCTTGCAGAGGTTGTATACGGTTGTCATGGCGTCTCCTTTCTCATGTGGCAGCGGTGGTAGTCAGCTCCAGCATACACAGCCGCGCCTCGTGCTCGGACAGCATGTCCAGAGTGATGTCCTCTGCGAGGGGCGGCTGGGGTTCCGGCTCCGGCTCTGGGGGCCGCTCCGTGGGCGTGACACCCACCAGCTTGCCCTCCTCAATCTGGAGGTTACACCAGCCATAGGTCGCCCACACCGTGTCATGGAGGTGGGCGGGCACCTCTATGTAGCCCTCCAGCCAGCAGGCGCGCCGCCCGCTCTGGCTCTGGATCGGGTGCTGGCCGGTCTCCAGCGGGTCAATTTGGATGATGGTCATATTTAATTCACCTCTTATTTCTAAACTATGGCATAGTAGTGATATACAACTCCAGATGTATTAAATTGTACATTTGCTGCACCAGTCGGGCTAAGGCCAAAATACCAACTGAAAGTTTTTCCATCCGCTGATTTTTTACCGTAAGAATCTCTTGAGTTGTTAGAGTAGAAAAAACCAAAGCCTCTTGTATACTCAGTAGGGATAATACTGCTTGGAATAATATTAGAAACTGAGCCACTTCCAGAAGCGTCGATACTTTGATACGAATCTGTATATTGCCTACCATAAATACAGAGTATTTTAAAGGGTTCGGCTAAGGTTATATGATTAGGGTTACTCGCCCCGTGGGTCCCCGTCCCCACATAGCTCCCCAAAATAACCCTCGCCCCCGCGTGCTCGTCCACATAGCGCTTGTTGACGGCGTGGTTTTCATTCGTCGGAGGCCCGCTTAGAGTAATCGCCCCTGCCATCGTGCCGCCAGCCAGCGGCAGGAATGGAGCACTTTGCATACCAGCCAGAGCGGTGTTAAACTCCTCTTCGGTTCCGGTATATCCTTTCTCTTTTGCCGCCTGATAGGCGGACTTTCCAGGTGCACCATCCTTGCCGTCTGCCCCTGGAGCTCCGTCTTTGCCAGGCAGTCCCACCCCGGCAACTTTTTTGCCGTTTACGATGATAGCCATATGCTACACCTCCACCCATTGCCACATGCTAGGGCTGTCGGGCGGCCAGGTGCAGGGAATCATGCCCCCGCCCTCGGCCACATTGTAGACCTTGCCATTGTAGCTGTAGTGCTTGCCCGCATAACAGTCCATGCCGTACACCCACGGGATGGGGTCGTCCACTGTGCCCGCGTGCTCCCGGTCAATAGGACGGTAAATGGCAAGCATGCCGTCGTCGTGCGGGGGCATCTCCTCTTGAGGAGTTACCGCCTGCACCACCCGGTAGAGCTGGCCTTCGTCGTTGAGGATGCGTCCCGCAGGCAGTTCCTCGCCGTCTGCCAGTACCACCGCCCAGGTGGGAAACAGATCGGGCATGTCCAGGGCGTAGGTGTCGGGGATAGCCGTGCTGGTGGCCGCATAGGCCCTCATAGCGGCGGCGTATTGCGGAGTTAGTTCAGGCTCCGGCGGTCTATTGTCCGGGGTGGCCTGCCCTGTTCCTGGGTTGTAGTACCACCCCTGCTCTACATCATCCTGTACCTCTACACAGCGCCGTGCAAATGCCTTGCTATACCACTTCTCCGGCGGGAGTGCATACTCCGGGATGATTTCTCGGATAGTGTTATCCTCGTTCAGATAGACCGTTTTCATTAAAAATCACCCCCTACCGTAAATCGCCACATATCCATGCCCACCTCGTCCGCCAGTTCCGGATCTCTTTTGATTGGAAGAGTAATTGCAGCCGCCGCCAGCACCACCGCCACCGCCGCCTTTGCTGCCATTTTTACCATCGGTTCCATTTGCAGACTGGCTGGCCCCGTCTCCTCCATCGCCTCCACCGGTAGCCCCTCCGCTTGCTCCTCTTTCCTTGTTGGTGGTAGCGTTTCCATCGGCACCACCGCCACCACCGCCGGCCATATGTATCCCAATGATATCTACAAGGATGCCATCATTTCCCCGTTGTGTGCTTACCCCTCCACGGCCTGGGGTATCAGTTCTATTGCTGTCCAAATTGCCGCCAGGACGGCCAGGTTGTTCATTTGGTGCACCTTCTCCGCCCAGCGCTACAAGCCCGAAAGCGGTGGTACTGCCTCCATTGAGCCCCTTGTTTCCAGAAACGATTTCGTTTCCACCGTTCGGGCCCACTGCCATCCCTCCATCCCCTCCGTAGCCAATAATAATATTGTTGCTTTTGATTATATTGCTATTGAGAAAATGAGCAACAATCACCTCTCCTCCTCCTCCTCCGCCGCCGCCATTTCCTCGGCCGGATTGCTGGCCCGTTTTGCCCATTGAGCCAACGGCTCCGCCACCTCCAGCGCCAATCACAATCACAAAAACATCTGTATATTTGCGGTCGAACGTATGGGTGTAGCTCCCTGGCGACGTGTATTCCTTTATCAGACTATATCCGATTGAGCCAAGCGCCTGTTCAACACTCGTATCCACGTACCGCTTGTTGGCGGCGTGGTTTTCGCTGGTCGGTAGCCCGCTTAAAGTGAGAGGCCCCGTCAGAGTCCCGCCAGTCAAAGGCAGATAATCGCCTCCGCCCTTCCCCGCCAGCTCGTCGATAGCCTCTTGTACGTTGGTAGCCTCCAGTCCGCTGCCCGTATTGCTGTAGCCCACCTGTTCGGCGGAGAGGCCGCCGCCCTCTCCGTCTTCTGTCACCTCAATGGTGTAGGGGCCGTCGCCCAGGCTCTCCCCCATCTGCATCGTGCCGCCGCCGGGAACAGTGACGGCGTCGTTAATTTTCCCAATGGCGGCATCAATTTGTTGTCCTGTGTATGCACCGTTGTACCCTTCGGTTGTCGCCATATTATCACTCCCTCATGCAGAGATACGGTTTCCCGTCAGCGCAGATATACATCGAACTGCCCAGTGGGATGTAATAGTAATTATCGTTCCAGCTACCATCCTTTCCCTGCGCAAATAGGGATATGCGGTAGTCTCCATCCCCGTGAACAAGATAATCGTCGTAGACCTCAAAACTACGTTCTGTGTTGGCCGGGGTCGCGGAGAAGGAGGCCACAAGAGCCCCTTTCCCCACGCCGTAGTTCTCCCCGTTTTTTGTGGCCCGGCACTCAAACGCCTGATATGGGATGTCCGACTGGAATTTTACAATGATATGATCAAATCCAGCTTCATCTGATACCTTGTTACCGGAGACAGAAAAGGTTAGCCCTGGCGCGGCCATTAGGCCACACTCCAGATGCCCGCCTCAGTCTTAACGAACACCTTGACAATCTTGACGTTGTCGCCGCTGCTTGCAGTCTCAAGGTCAGTTCCGGTAATGGTGACCTCGATGGGCGTAGACGCAGGATAGTCTCCATCAGCCCCGCTGGTGTTGATAGAGCCACCGTCGGTTGGGATGAGCACACCGGCATCCTGAGTGCTGGAGTTTGCTGGCACTACGCACACTTTGTATTCAGCAAAAGCCACATCCACGGTGAAGGAGATTTTAGACTTGTTATAACCTTCCACCTTAGAGATTTTGCTTTTGTCCGGGCCGGTAACTGTTACTACAGGTACAGTGGTGTTGAGGGTAATATCGTCGGACACGGCGGCACTTTCGTTGCCCACATCGTCCCTGACTTTGATATGTACGGTTTTTAGCCCGTCACCGGAAGTCAAATTAACACTCTTTGTAGTGGAAAAGGTTTCCCAACTGGCCGACGCTTCCTCCGCTACACCGTCAATGCCCCAAATCTTCATTTGGTAGCCGGTGGTAACATCATCCGAAACTCCGATCGTTAGCTTAACCGCTGTGCTGGTAGCATATAGGGCACCGTCATTGATGCTTAGTGTTAGGCCAGACGGCGCAGTTGTGTCGAGTGTAAGATTAAAATAACTCGCCATGTTTACTTCTCCTTTTCTGTTTCAAGTTCCAGGTAGAAATATCCGCCCGGTCTGGTATAAATCGTTTCGTCTCCAACGGAGGCTGACTTTACACCTAATGTCCCAGCAAATAGCTCAGTCACCGGGATATCTCCAATGTTGAGCATATCGTTACCCCCGAATCAGGTATAGGGTTCTTGGATCTTTTTGTGGAAGTTCATCATATTCCGCCCGGTCCAAAACTTTGATGATGTTGACCTCCTGGGAAGATACATTACCAGTTCCTCCCCCTCCGCCAGCAGGCAGCGGGATATCCGACGCCTCATACTGTCCACTGTCCGGGTTCCAAATCTCCCAAAATCCATCCAGGCCGGGCCTCGGGGGATGCTGGTTTAGGTCTGTAATGCGCTCCTCCATCTGCTCAAATTCGGATGGTAGAGGAGGTGGGAAAGCGTCTACGGCGTTAATGGAGTCATGGACCGTTGCGTAGAATATATTACTGTGCCGCACCTGCTCCCCGAGTGTACCCCTAACCTGCATTAAATACTGGCCGTCATCAGCCAGCATGGAGGCCGTCAGCAAGGCGGAGTACACTTGCCCGACGCGCTGGAGCTGGATAATATTCTTTTGACCGTCTTTCTCCACATCCACCATTAAGTCCCACTCGTCTGTGAGGTCTGTGGAGATTTCAAGGGCTACAGCCTCATTGTCGCCCTCGAATCCGAGGCAAAATTTAGGCGGGGTGCAGATGTACCAATTTGTCATGATGAGCATTATGTCCCGCCTCCATCCATAGCGACTACCTTGTCCAGAAGGGCATCGATCTCCTCACCGCTGTATTTGCTGGTGTAGTATTCGGTTGGTTCTTCTGCCGCTTCTCTGGCTAATAATTTCCGCTCAAGTGCCGCTACACGCTCCTCCAGAGTCAGTTCCATTTTCTCACCTCACACAATTAGCCGACGGCCAAGCTTGTCCAGAACAACGCGGCCATTTTTATCTTTCACTGGGCCGGAGACTATCTTCTGGGGAACGCCATAATACAAAATAATGCATCCATCCATTGAGCTCCCCCCGTTTCCTCCTGCTCCACCAGTTACAACTGAAGCCTTTTTTACATAAATGTAGGCAGTGCACCGGACATTAAGAGTTTCCGTCTTACTGGTTCCACCTGCACGATTAGACCATTTTAGTTTATTTGTTACAGAAAATCTTACTGACCCACATACTCCAGCGCCGCCACCACCGCTTCCTCCACTTCCGCCTGAACCATACGACGATGCATTATCTCCATCTTTACCTTTTCCCCCGCTTCCACCGCCATGTTGATATGCCTCTCCTTCTGCGTTTGCTCCATTGTATGTGGAGCTTGCGCCTGTATAGAAAACGGTCGCTTTACTGGCTACCAGTGCTGGGCTACCATTTTCTCCGTTCCCTCCGGCACCACCTCCTCCTGCGCCACCACAATCTGCCTCACAATTTGCCTCAGAATCAAACCAAAGAGTATTAACATTACTTCCTGAGGATGTTTTTCTGTCAGAATATCCTCTTTGGCTTATTCCTTCTCCGCCTTTTGCAGTTCCAGCATCCTTACCAGGCTCACCAGGGCCTCCACCATCTCCTCCATCAATTCCATCTTTTCCTGCTAAAGCATATGTTTCTCCTGTAACTGTATCAGTATATCCAAGGTTATTTCGATTCCCACTAACAGACGAAAGTGAGCCAAATGTTGTGACACTTTCCCCTCCATAGCCAGTTGCTTTTCCACAAGAATACGCTATTTTTTGACCGCCCGTGACATCGAGCGACGATTGAAAAATTCTACCTCCAAGGCCTCCAAGGCCTTTCTTTCCGCCTTTTCCTTCTGATTGGCTTCTGAGTGATGTTGATGCCGTAGTTGAGACAAACGTATTTTCGGGCACGGAGCTAGTGTTATTCGAGGAATCATTGGAAGACCACGCAATATTGCCAGGTTGACCATCTTCTCCAGGTTGGCCGCTTTGTCCACCATCAATCAAAACTGCTCTTACATATGTTGTCCCTTCAGGAACAGTCCACTCGCCTGCGCCTGTAAGAACTACACGGTTTTCGAGTAATTCAGTTTCCTCTATTTTTAATGGTACATATCCAACAAGCATTTCCGAACTTGATTTTAATGTGTTTGAGATGGTAATGTCTTCTTTTTCAATGCAAGCCGTAACTGGCTCTTTGTTATATGGGTCCCACGTCAACACACGGTTCCCTGTTGATTCCCCTTTATAGACAACTGGTGCTTGGATAGATTGAGCATGCTTATAGTAATTTTTCATCCGGTCTGCGACAGCCGCAGAGTTTGTGAGCGATACCAACGTAGCATTTTCGACCTTCTTTACATTTGGCTCTTTGGCTGAAACAATATCACGTATGATTTGGCTCTTGTTGTGTGTATACTTTGTTCCAGCAAGCTTTCCGGAACCAGAAGATAGTTTCGCGTAATTGGCCCCACTCTCTAAAATAGTAAAGCCAGATGCAGACAGGTCAAACACAGGATCATCAAATGTAACAATTTTCCCTTCTTCTACAGACCCTTCAAAAAGTGTAGATGACTCACCAGATTTTATATATTGATGTTCCGTAACAATTACTTGGGTTACTTTGGCCGCGTTAGTGACGCTCGGGCCCTGATACATTCGGTCTAAACCAAGGTTCCCGCTAATTCCATCCCAAAGGGCCGCAATCCGAAGAACTCCATTTAGATCAGTTCGAATAGTTGCGCCAATTGCAAATAGAACCTGTGACAAGTTATCCCTTGCCGTAGCGATAGGTAACCAACCATACAATTTTATGTCTGCTAAATTTGTTTTGATCTCGTATGGTATTGTGCCGCATATGGAAGCAAGAAGTTCGGATGCAGTCTCGCCAGAGTAGATTCCTCCATAATGCTGATTTTCAGATAAAAGCCCAATTGCGCTTGTTGCAGATATCTTATATGTATTGGGTCCATTCCGGTCAATGGATTTCACATAAAACACACCGGTCTGAACGTCATCATAAAAATAAACAATTGGAGCGTTTCTTTCAAACTCTGTAATTGTTCTGTCCTCAGTCTCAATTACGACTGATAAGGTATTGGCTTCCAGAGAGGAAGATAGAAGAGATGTTGCAATATGAAGATTTCCGCTTTTAATTTTGTTGCCCTCAAACACTCTGTCGCCATACACAATTTTGTTTTTGTTTTCCATCGCCTATCCTCACCTTTTACGGCTTGACCTGTGCGTCTATCGGGACAAAGCTTACCTCTATTTCTCCCCAATAATTTACGCTACCTTCTACCTTCTCCATGTCTTGAGATGCGCTAGTATAATACGCCTCGTAGGAGATGGTTGTCTGTCCGTCCGCAGCCTCCAACATAACGCTATCATCGACTGAGTGTTGGTACAGATAGTCCCAAAAGGTATCCAGCCCTTCGTAATTGTCTCCTCTGCGAAACACTGTAATCTTATGTCCAAGATAGGTTCCAATAACATCACGTATCATTCGACCGGAAAGCACTCGGCCTGCATTATCTCCATCTAGTACATTGAAACTTCGATTATAAGTCGAAATTGCAACATCTGCGTCAAACTCAATGCCGTTCAATTTGATATAGCTCATTTAGCCCTCCACCAAATTTACGCCGATACGCTGAACTTCGCTCTGAGTCGCTTGATAAGATACGCGACCAAGCACCTGCTTGTCGATTTCCAAGATAACTGTATTGGAGCCGCCGCCACCATATCGCTGCATCCCACGGGCAACAGCGGCTTCAATCTCAGATGTTGGAGCCTCTATATTTGTCCCGCTCTTTTGATCTCCCAGTACGGCGAGGAACTCTTTGTTAGGCGGTATGACCGCGCCTTTTGCAAGGGCAGGAACGTCATCAATTGAAAGCCTTGGTACTGACATTCGGCCTAAGCCTGATCTAGCTGAATAAGAACTCCCCTTCGTGCTGCCACTTCCAAGCTTAAGCGCTGTACCACCACCTAAAAGTGCAATCCCGGCCAATATGAATAGAGGGTTTAATGTCATTGCACCAATAGCAACTAATGCAATCCCAGCAAGCAGCATTGCTGTAGATACCCACCCAGCCACCTCTTCAAGATGCAATGTTTCTACCCAACTACGAAACGTCCCGCTTTCATTCCCAACGACAAATCCAGCAATAAGGAGTGCGCATCCACCTAGAAACATAAGAATGTTCATAGTCATTAGACCGATTGCAACAAGCCCAATTCCTACAAGCAAAATTGCAATCGTTACATACTCCATTACTTTTTCAAGGCCTAATGTTTTAACCCAATCCTGCAAATGATCATCATTTATTGCGGCAACAATTCCGAGGCCGAGCACCACTGCACCAGCAATTAGCAAAATAAGATTTCCAGTAGCGGCCGCAATAGCTACCATTACGATGCCTACCAAAAGTATGGCGACAGATACCCATTGAACAACGGTTGTAAGTTTCAGTTTTTCCCACCATGCCATCAGTGTCTGTTCTCCAATTACTTCTGCTGTCACCCCTGCTCCTAGAAGAACTGCTCCAGCAATAACCATAAAGATATTCCCCATTGCCGCTCCAATACAGATGAGGGCAAATCCAGCTATTTGCATTGCAGCTGTTACATAGTCAAACGCGGAATCAAGTCCCAGCGTCTTTGCCCAAGATTCAAAAACTCCACTCTCACTCCCTACAAAAACGCCAGTTGCAATCAAAGCTATACCAGATATAACCATAAGAATATTCCCTAGTCCTGCGCCAATACAAATAAGGGCAAATCCAGCTATCAATAGAGCGGCAGTTATAAACTGGGCTGCTCTAGAAAGTCCAAGCGCTTCCGCCCAATCTTGCATCATTCCGCTTTGATATGCATAAGCCACAGCAACTCCGATCAAAGCTAGTCCAGCCACAACAAGTAAAATATTTACAGTTGAAGCTCCAATAGCAACCATGGCGATGCCGCCGAGTATAATTGCCAATAACACAAACTCTTGCACACTATTTAAACCAAGTGCATCAACCCAAGACTGTAATTGTTCATTTTCTCCAGAGAAATCAATGCCAGCTCCAAGTAAAAGTAACCCAGAAAGAACCAGAACTAAACTCCCTATAGATGCTCCTATAGCTACAAGTGCAATACCACCTAGCATTAATGCAATTGGCACCCAAGCAGATACACTCGCCATCATTTCTTGGAGCCATCCGCTATTCATACCTTCTTGAAAGGCAGAAAAATCTGGCCCAATATCTTGATTAGAAGATTCACTTTTATTTCTGCTCCCCGAAAGCTGGTTGATTTCATCAAAAGAAGCGAGCGATTTCCCGGCCTCCTCAGCCGCTTCACCCGTTTTTTCAAGTGCTTCTGTTTCCTCATACAGATTTTCAGCGGAGTCCGCAGCTTTCTCTGCTGTTGTACCAAACAGCGCAGCAGTAATCCGGGCGGCCATTGAAATTATACGGGCCAACATATCGACAAAATTTGTAAATGCTGGTATAATGACCTCAATCATCGGTTGAGCGAGCGTCAGGAGAGCCCCTTTTAGGCGTGCAATAGACGCTCTAGCCTCGTCATTTGTTTTGATGACTTTCCCCATCCATTCACGGAACTTCGCAAGAGCTTGTGTAATGACCGTGAATACAAGCGCGCTTCTGATAACTTCACGCATACGAGAAGAAAACTTGCTTGCGCTCTTTTGCGCTCTATCTACTGATTTTGCCATTTTGGCGGCGGCAGGGCCGGACTTTGCCATGTTCTGCTGGAGCCCTCCGGCTTCCTCTTTTGCCAGGTTCAACTTTCCTTCTAAGCCAGAAATTTTGGAATCATAATCTGAAAGCGCTTTTTCAGCCTGCCTCCACTCTTTCTCAATTGCGTCAACCTTTTCTTGTTGCTTTTTCAATTTGGAATCGACCATAGGCCTATCAGAATAGGCACGCATATAGTCATCAGCGGACGAACCAGCTTTCATGGCGGCATTGATAGCATTCTGTTCGTCCTGGAGCATGGATAACTGCTTCCTGGCCTCCTCCAACTCCGCATTTACAACGTTGAGGTTTTCTACTAAAGGAAACCTCCCCTGCCTTTTGGACGTAAGTTGATCTTCAAGCGATTGGATTTTCTTAGCAAGCTGATTCAGCTCTTTTTGTGCTTTCTTATTGTCAATATTGGTTTCAATGACGATGGAGCCGTCAGCGGCCACATTAAACACCACCTTGATAGGGGAGATTTACATTGGAAGGGTACAAAGAAATCATTATTACAAGAGAAAAATCGCCGTGGGGATGCGCTGTCGACTTCACGGTGCTTTTGGATGAAAAAGTGGTTGGGATTTTAAGAAACGGCACAACCGTTTCTGCATACGCTCAAGATGGACCCCATACGCTTTCGTTCCAAAAGGGACGTAAAATCGACTGCTCAATTTCGATCCTCGTATCGCCGGATGACACTGCAAAAGTTGTAAACACAGCAATATCTGGATCACACCTCGTAGTTGAGAGTGAATACGCAACAAATACACCAGAAACCGCTGTTTTCGATAGTGAGAACGCCCCAGAAAAAAGAAGCAGAAAAATTAAGGGAAATGTTGCCTTTGCAGCTGTGATTGTCGTTGCTATTATTGCCGCTGTATCTCTTACTTTTGGGGGCCGCTCTGATAGTCAGTCAAACGATGGCTATAGTCCAAGCCAATCAACTACTACACCCACGCAGCCATCCGATAATTTAGCGCAGGACATCCAGCCGGAGGAAATTACCATCTCAGCCAACAGCTTGTGGGCGGCATATAAGGAGAATGCAGTGAATGCCGATGCGCTGTATAAGGATAAAATCTTGGTTGTGACTGGCACAATTCAAAACATCGGGCAGGATGTTTTAACAAAAGCACCTTGCATTTCGCTCGAAACAAATGACGGTTATGGCCTTTATCCTATACAGTGCTTCTTCCCGAAGGATGGAGACCAAACGGATTTGATTGCACAGCTAAAGGATGGAGACTACATCACTATCGCTGGTGAGTGCGATGGAATCCCTCTTGCTCAAGTCCAGTTGACAAAATGCACGATACGATAATCATAGCCGCCCCTCCTGGGGCGGTTTTATTTTGCGCCTGTCCAGAGGTTAACGAGGTCATTCTCCGCCTCGCTGTAAGTCTGCTTGATGTCGATGATGTCACGGTTCTTGCGGTAGAACTCCCTGTCAGACTTGTCCAGCGGCTTGCCCTTTGCCTTCTTGTCGCGGATGCGGACGATCTGGGCAAAGAGGCAGTCCCCTATTTCCGCATAGGCCGCGAGGATAGTCCACCAGTGGATGCCGCCCGTGTTGGTTTCGATGTCGTAGTCCACAGCGCGGGCTTCATAGCCCAGCACACGGTTGATAGGGGCAATGATGCGGGGGAAGTCCATAGGCCAGTCCACAAGGTGGGGGCCTTTCTGCTTCCGTGGCTCCTCGCCGCCGTTGATGAATCGAAAAACCTCTTTCATGGCCGCGTCATAGTCGGTCAGCTCGTCAAAATCCACATAGAAGATTTGGAGCACGTCAAGGGCGCGGTCTTCCTCGCTGGAATCGGGGTCGTTCATGGCCTCGAAAATGTCGAGGATAACCCGATAATCATAGCGGATAGCAAACTCCTGCCCGTCTATATCCACGCTTTTTGGAAGTCCATAGCTCATGGCGTGCTCCTTTGGTTACTTCTTCTGATACTTCTGGTATTTCGCTGTGTACTTGCTGATGCGCGGGTTAGTAAGCTTCTGCTCTCTGGTGAAAGTGGTATCGATCTCATCCATGACCGCCATCATCAGGTTGCACCAGACAGGGAGGCCGTTGGCAATGGCATAGACATTCATGCCGCCGAAGACAGACTCGCTCACAGGGGCATCGAACACGCCGTCAATAATGCCGCGCATTTCAGCGTCCCGCTCTTTGGCAAACTCGAAGATTTCCTTCTTGTCCACCATCTTCTCGATCTGGGCCTTGTAGCTCTCCTGCTTCTTGTCCAGATCTTCAAAAGCGGAGTACAGCCGCTCAACGAAGTTGCTGTCAGTGGGGTTGAACGACACCTCGCACTTGCCATTCAAAGAATATGTAACAAGGCCGGAGTCAAAATTCAGTTCCTTCATAAGTTAAACCTCCACGGTTCCCGGTGTGAATTTCACAGTTCCATCACTAATCGATGCTGTACCAACAGTTCTGGTGCCGCCATATGTAACATCAATTGGCATCCCAATTGTGCCACCGCCTTCACCACCGAGCCCGGACGGCAAAATAGAGCATGAGGAGTATCTTTCAGCAAATACCGCTGTTCCGGCCGTCCCCGCATACAGATGGACAATAAGCATATCTTGATTCATCAAAGCGTTCACGTTCTGATCTTTGATAGCAAGGTTCCAGATTTTTTCCTGTGCTGCGTCATCTGCATCCAACTCACATGGGTCAAAGGTTTGTGTAATGGTTGGTTTCTTCCCGTTGGTATAGGTATTTCCAAAAATATCAACTTTGGTTTCTGTTTGCCAGTCGTATTCGGCTGAACTGTCCTCTACACGCTTACCGATGGGAGACCACGTAGGCGTAGAGCTCTCTCCAGTGTTTAGGTAAGCAATTAGCATTTCACGGCCTACGGTCTGGCCCGGCGTAGTATTAAAAGTCAAATCAGACTCAGGCATTGTTTTTCTCCTTTCAAACGCCAACTTCATATGTCAGTTTCATCAAAATCTGGTAATCTTCATAGCCACCCTCATAAGCGGCAAATTTGGAGGATTGTGTGGTGGGCTCCACTCGGAGCGCCCGAATCTCGTCTCCCAAATCAGGAAGATTTTTTCTTGCCCAGTCACCGAAGTGGTTCAGTAGCTCGTCAGCCTCCAGGCGCTTGTCGTTGCTCTCACCAGGCTTTATGCGATAGATCAGTTTGAATTGGTACTCCGCTTGGTATCCACCCAGGATGAAGCGCTTTGTTATATAGGTGCCCTGGATGGTGGAGAGAGCCATAGCTGTTTCGTCGCCTGTTTTTTTGTCAATGTTTAAAAACTCGTACCGGATCAACGATACCGGGCTTTCCGGGAAAGTATTGACCCAAATAGACATAGAACGAGAGATTTTATCTACTTCCTCGGCTGCCACCAACATGCGGGGCTTTTCATTATTAGAGTTCACACTTCACCGCCTTATCCGCCACACGGACCCACTTTTCAAGGTTTTCGGCCTTGCTGGCTTCGAACCAATGGGATTGTGCCTGCGCATGTGATGCTGTATTAAACACAAGGTTTTTGTCAGTCAAGACCTTTGTTGTGCCCTTTGATGCATAACTGCTACCTGTAGCCGGGTCTACCATCAGCTTTCCAAAATATAAGTAGCGTGCATATGGGCCGGGGTAAATCACTTCTGAACCATCTGACCGCGTCCGCTTGTCCAATGACCCAGTAAGCATCGGAACATATGGTGATGTGTCCTTCCGAACCTGGAGCGCCACAGTGTGCTCCGCCTTAGTGCATCCTTCGGCCAGTTTGTCTTTAATTACGTCCAGTCCAGTCGTATGTACACTGAATTTCAGCATCAGGCTCCACCTACCTCCCAATGGGACATCTCCCCGCCGAAGTCCTTGAAGTCAACCGTTTTCACCTCGTAGACGTAGTCGTAGGCGGCGGATATTTTCTGGTTGCTCCAATCCGGGTGGATGGCCTTCCCCTTGACAAAAAAGGTGTTCTGCCCGGGAGATAGGGTCCACATCCCGTCCCGGCTCTCGCCGTTCCAAAACTCCACGGGTCCCACGTAACGCTTCTTCTCGCCGGTCACACCGTCAGTGGCGGATACGTTGGTCGGTATGTAGAGTGTTACAGCATCGGCGTCCACAAGTCCGCTCTCGTTGACGTTTTTCCCCTTCACGGCGTCCAGAAAAACACCCTCCAGCACCGTAATATGGTTGACTGTCGTTTCCGCCATGGTGGCTGGGTCGATTTCCACCGCCACGTTATAGATCGTCACAGTGTGCGGGAACACAACCGCACCCCCTTCCCCGGTAGAGAAGCCCGGTCCCAGCCAGGTACATACTCGCCGCTGACGCCAGACCAGCTTTTGCGGAGGTGGCGGAGGCGGCCGCGTGGGCCGCGCTCTCGCCCCCGCTCCGGTAGGTCTTGGACCAACTGCCCACACTCTGGCTTTGCAACTCTCCAGTCTCTCCAGCATTTGCGGAGTTTTTAAGGGCATTCAGGGCCGCTTGCTGGGCAAGGTCGATGCTCTGGTACTGTTCTGCCACGGCGCAGCAAGCCATCTTTACTGCGTCCAGCTCTTTGTTTTGAGCCGCCCGGCCCTGCGTGTAGTAGTCCAGAAAGGAACTTGCACGCAGGGACAGACGAGGGAAGTCAGCCATTTGGATAGCCGTGCCTAGATACGCAGCAGTGTAATACTCATAATCTGCGTAAGCCATCAGGCCGCCCCCTTACTTCTTCGCACGGGCTTTCGTCTTAGCCTGCGGCTCAAACGTCGCCCCAGTGAAACTAAATTTCACTACGCTGGAATCATCAACAAGCACCTCGAAGGTATCATCCTTGGTCACCCGGAAGACAATGTCCGCGTCAAACAGGATGTCTTCCTTTGTAGGAGAGCCATTTTTCTTGAAGGTCATCTTTGTCCCGGTCTTTGTCAGGTGAAATGGGAAATAATACCCGCTCTGCTCATCCGGGTCGTCGCTGAACTCGGTGTAGTTGGTCACATAATGAAATGTGCCCGTTACAGCGCCACTCTCATAAACCTTCAGGTCATCACCCACAAGCTCGGAAACCTGTTTCCCCAATAGGGCCTGACCGCTGGGGAATAGCGTTAAAGTGTCAGACCCTATTAACCCCCCGCCGGTGCGTAAACAGCAAAAGGGAAGGCGTTCTCATTGCCGACGTTGAAGGCGTTGATGGGGTTGGGAATCTCCCAGCCCAGCCGCATGACGGCGCGGAGGGCCACCATGTCGTTCTGCATCAGGTTATAAAGGATATTGCCAGTGGTGGGATCTTGCACCACGCCGCTATCGAAAATCTTAAAGGTCATGTCCTGTCGGATGGCATAGACCAACTGGCTCCAGTCACCCACGATAGCCAAAGATTCCTCCGGGTCGTAAGCGCCGTTCACCGGGAAGTACATGCTCATGCCGTCCAGCGCGTAGCGGGTATCTCCCTGCATATCGGTCTTGAAAATGGGCTGGCCGTTCTTGTCCACAAGGCCGCGCAGCTTGGCGCGCATCTGAATGGCAGCCATCACGCCGTTGGGGATATAACCGCTCTCTTCCACCTTGGCAATCACGCCACCCTCACCCATGATGTCCTTGAAAATATCGCTGGTAGCGGTCACAACAGCGCTTGCGGTAGTGGCCGAAGGGACAAGTCCATCACGCCAAGAAGTCGGCTTATCCGTACCGTACAGGATGGCGGCGTCAATGACTTTGCCGAAAGCTTCCTCAAGTCGAGGCCGAACTTCTCCCCAAATGTCGTAGTCACTGTCGTCCAGCACGGCCTCGGGGATGGGGACGATAACCGCAATTTCCTCGGCATAGATTTTCTTCTTGTCCCACGCCATATTTGTGGTCTTCTTCAGTGAAGCCTTGGAGTCGGATGCGCCGGTAGTTGCCTCGCCGTTGACAAAGTAGGCGGTGGGTAGAGCGTCCAGCACATTGAGTGTCTGCGTCTTGCTGGTCATGTTGGGCAGCCGACGGGCCATCCGCAGCACAGCGGACTCCGTTACGGCCCCCTGGATAATTTCACGGGTTACGGGCTCAGGGATAAGCCCAGAAAGTTTGCTTCTATCGATAATGTCAACAGCCATTTATGTTCTCCTTTCATTTCAGTGCGCCCCGGATCAGGGCGTTCATTACATCGTTTTCTCCTGTTTTTTGCTTCCCTCCGCCCACTGGAGCAGTCCAGTCAAAGGAAGTCTTCTTGCGGTCGGCGGTGAGCTCGTCCACGGCCTGCTCAAAGGTGGTCTTGTCGTCCACCATCTTCCCTGCCTTGAAGGCGATGAACTCCGCCTCCTCGCCGGTCAAGCCCTTTTTCAGGACATACAACTCACGCTTCAACTGGTCTCTCTCCGCTTCTGCGGTTGTCAGCTTTCCGGAGAGAGTATCCCTCTCGCCAGTCAGCTTGTCCCAGCGTTCTTTCTCTCCGGCCTGCCCGTCCTTCCAGGTGCGGTAGGCGGTCAGCTCTTCTTCGCTGGGCATACCCTTCATGGCTTTCGCAAGCCGCTTGCCGATCATGGCATCCACTTCCTCCTGTGTGAAGGTCTTCGCAGGGGCGGGCTCCGGCGCAGGGGCCGGGGTAGGATTATTGATAGGTTCGCTCATTGTATTAACCTCCGTTTATTGTCAGGGCCGTCGCCCTGCGGTTTTACGCCTCTCGGCATGTATGAAAAAGGAAAAGCGTGGGTAACCAACTACAATTCGTAGTCAGTTACCCACGCTCGGGTCTTCCGCCTCAACGCTTAGAGACGGGAGCAATATTTAGTTATTATTCAATTCTTGATATAGCCGTTCCAATTCATCCTCTGTTTTCTCTCGTGGAACAGCATCGCCTTTAAGATGAATACCACATCGATCACAATACATTTCGTTTTCTGTATAGGGCATGTCTGATCCACCAACAAAAGTTGTTCTATACCCCAAAAGTCCACCGCATTTATGACATATATAATTATTCACAGCTTCATTTCCTCCCGTTTAATATGTATGATTTTAACACCATCTTTTACGGGAATCAACTCAACGCGGTTGCCTTTTGATAGAAGTGCTTCGATTACGCATTTCGCCTTATCATCCAATAATATCGATGCGTTCAATTTCGTCCTCCGTAAATCCGATCAGCAAACCGTTTTCATTCTCCACATCGAACTCCAGAAACTCATTTCCATCATCGTCGAAGTCGTAATCATACCCATAAAGCTCCCCAATCGTCATGCGCCCGCTTGTGGAAAAAACTTTAATTTTCTTTCCGAAGTAAATCTCAGGATTTTCAATTATCATTTTTTCCACCTTCCCGAAAATGGAACGCCATGAGTTCCGCTTTTGCTATAATGGATTTTGATGCTTCTTGCAATTATTATATCACCGTTTCTATTGATTGTATATCCAATCTCTCTCCCGGCGTCAATAATTTCTGTATTTTTCCACTTTTTAAAATCATCTGTAAAATTGATTTTCCCGCTACCTGCCTTTGCGTTTATGATGGCTTGTAACTCCTCCATAGAAACCGTTATTACACTTCTACCCGGTATAGCCATACCAGCCATATGCCGCGCTTGTTTCTCTGGGTTGATTTCCAACGGATACCCACCGCTTTGGATTGCCTGCCTGATCGGTGCTTCCGCATCGCGCTGTATTTTGAGGGCTGAAGCCATTTGCTCAGATGCCACATCGGTATAAGTAACCTTCATCCTCTCCCGCTGCAACGGCAGCCCCGCCGCCTCGCTGAACGACTTATATTCTGCGTTTAGCCGCCGAATGCGGGCTGTCACCGATTGAGCGTCCTCTTCCAGCCCTGCGGCCTTGTATGCCGTCTGTTCCCGCTTCAGCTTGCGGACGGTCCGCTCGATTTGCCTCTGCTTCTGGGTAGCCTCATAGGCTGTATAGTGTTTACCCTCAAAGTCAACGTCGTGCCCATCGTCTATGTGAGCGAGTTCTTCGTCGGTATATGTTCGCTCCATCACACCATCCACAAAGGCAGTCCTGATATGTCGGCAGTTTGCACCCTCCAAGCCGTCCACATAGCCAAGCCCGCACACCTCATAAATGCTCGGATACTTGTCTTCGGTCCTTACGGAGTACACCCGGCCCTGCCATGCCTTGTGGTTTTGCCAGCCAACACCCTTGTCCCGAGCCCCGATGTGGGCGGACACTTCAAAATAAGGTGTTTCTAGATACTCTGCGCTCTGCTCCGTGTATTTGGCACAGATCTGGGATACGCCCGTCATCACCGCCCTGCGGGCTGCCACGTCAATATGGTCCCGGTGTCCGCTCTCATAGTCCACCATGCGGAGGCCGCTTTCTGCCAACTGCTTGACAGCGCCCTTGATGGCCTGATTATAGGAGATAGCCCCGCTCATGACCTGCATCTCCGCGCTGTCCAGCGCCCACTGATAGGCTTTTGCCGGTGCTAACATCGTCCGCCCATTGTCCACCAGGAAGCCCATGGAGCGGGTCAGGTTTGACAGCTCCCCGCGTGTCTGCTCATAGATGGCCCAGGTGTCTTCCACGCTCACCAACGTCTCTGGCTGGGTCACGCCCGCTAGGTCAATGAGGTCGGTATAATATCGCTGGTTCCGCTCCACCACCTCGTCCAACAGCTTGTCCAGTTCTTTCCGGGAGATGTTGGCGGTTCGCTGGATAGCTTTCTCAATCTCTCTCAGGTCGATGCCATGGGAGCGCAGCACCCGGATGTCCTGCACTGTCACCTCGTTCAGTTCACCAGAAATTTTCAGTCTGGAACATATCTCTTCAAGAATCGTCGCTTCCAGACTGCGGTACAGTTCGGCCAGATCTTCTGGGAGGGCATCGAGAATCTCTGGGGTGAATGGATACCTCATTCAATCTCCTCTTCCTCCTTGTCCGTCATATCCTCCATCTTTGGCAGCATCTTCTTTGCCGTGGCCTCGTCCTCGTTGTACCACTTCATGCGGTACTCCCAGTCGTTCATGATTCCCGCAGCCAGATCCTGTCGGTCGTTGTTTCGCTCCGTAGTCTTGTCCTCGATGATGGAGTCATCAAAGTCAATGGTCACTTTCGCCTCTTCGTTCAGGCCTTTGTTCATAGCCGCATTCCCAAGCCGAAGAATAATATGGCACAACTCTGTAATGGCCTGTTCCAAAATGATTTCATGCTTTTTGATAGTCCTAAACATGGTGGAGTTTTCGCTGATGACCTGAGTGGCTGTGGTAATGCTCCCCTGGTCGAAGCGGTAATGGTTTTCTCCAAAGCCACACTTGCTGGACAGTAGATTCAGTTGGTCTTGGATGCCCGTGTTGTGCTCCTGGGTACGGAGTGTCATGTCGATGGGCGTGATGACCGCACCGTCACTTACATCCTCCGGTAGTACATAGTAAGCCAAGTCGTCCGGGTCAAAAAATGGCTCTCCGTCGAGGTCTTTGGTTGCAGACGGCTTGACCATGATGCGCTTTTTCCCCAGTACAAACTCATTTACATAGCTGTCATAGGCCACATCTATGCCCTTAAGGACATCGATTGCATTTGCATAGACAGAAATTCCAAGCGGTGAATCGTCAAAATTGTTGGCGATATTAGGCCGGTCAACAACAAACTGCCTCTGATCTGATCCGGTATGTACCACGGGAGGGACTAACTCAAATCCCTTGACGTCAGATAAGGTCAGTTCTGCATCCACATTGTTATTGCGGTAATGATAGATGCGATTCTCAATGTCGTATAAGCCATCTACCTTGTGATGAATTTGGAGATAACAATAATCCTCACCGTTGACGGTCACGATGCTGTCAAAGGCGCACTCCGTAATAATCCCGTTCTGCCACGCCAGCGGCCATATATGCTCTACTGTCACATAATCCATCACAATTCCGTCAGCGCTACCAGGAACAGGGCCTTCTTCCGTGGCCTTCATTCCCACTACACGGGGAATAAACGCCACCGTCCCGAGCGCGAATGCTTTCTCCTGCATTTCATTTGACTTGACCAGAAAGTTGTTTTCTTTGAGCACATGGTCAACAAATTCCTGTTCCCTCTGGCCCTCAATGGTAATCTCCACCTTCTCGTTCATCAGAAGGTTTGCCCAATCTTCCGGGATCTTCTTGCCCATGTTAAGCGTAAAGCGCTTGCATTTGACCATGCTCGTTCCGTTTCGAACCTTGTACCGGTGGAAGCCCTTCACATCTCCAATATACCAGCTTTTCCATTCCTGCACTTTGCGATAAAAGTCTTCGCTGATGGTGGCAAAGCCCAGCTCTTTCAGCTTATCGTTTATGTTCAAGCAGTTACCCCCATTCTCCTGAATACACGCTCAAGTGCATACCTTGTAGCGTCAATAAGGTGGTTATTCTCGTCAGGATACCCGCTGATGATCTCCCCATCCTTATTTCGCTCATACTCATAATTCACAAACTCGTTATAAGCGTTTGGAGTCCTTCTGCGGTCAATGACAATCTTCCGCCTCTGGAGCCACTTCATACCATATTCCACGCTTCCAGGCCCCTTAATTGCCTCTTTGGCCGGAAGGCCCATCGCCAGATAGTCTGCTGATGATTTAGGCTCTGCGCTGTCACAGGTAATGTAAGCATCCTTGTATCCCTTGGAAAGAATCAACTTCGCGCTCGCCTCGTTGGTCAGCTTATTTTGGTATATCTCGTCCATTAGGTATATTGTCTCTCTGGCTCGGTCATAGTGGAGGCGGATAAAGGCAAATGGGTCAGGGAACCAGCCCCAGTCTACACCCTGATAGATGCGGTCAAAGCGAGACGTCTCTTCATCTGTGATTTCCCGCAGCTCCAGATTTTCAAATACATTCCCGCCAGTGCCGACAGCCTCGCCCAAGTATTCATGGCGGTACGCCCGCTCATCCGTTTCCTTCAGGTGTTCGGCCTCTGCCAAAAACTGTATCCCCAGCCATTCAGGCGGGGCCTCCAAGTATGTGCTCTTATGGCACAGCCTGTCCGCTCTTTCTTCCAAGCTGTCTTTGTTGGCCCAGTTGTCCCGGCTGATGGGTGGATTGTAGCTCTCAAAGTTCCAGAACTTCGACCCGCCTCGCATGGTAGATTGTAAAATGGTTCTAATCTCCGCCCGACCGGAAAACTGGTCTTTTTCTTCAAAGTGTGTTACAGCGATATATCCGAACGGAACCTTGATGGACTTTATTTTCATGGGGTCATCAGCGCCCCGGAACATGATTTTCTGCCCAGTCGGCTTGTAAATCAGCTCCATGGGCTGTACCTTAGCGTCCCAGTGCGCCGCCATACCCAGTTCCCCGATTGCCCATAGATATTGTGCATACACGCTGTCCCGGATAGTGTTCGCCACTTTGCGAAGTACCAAGGCGTGGGTGTTTGAATTGGTCAGCAGGATAAGTGGCACCAGTAGAGACACGCAGGATGATTTTAGGGATCCACGGCCGCCGGACAAGTCGTAATGAGTGTGTCCGTGTTGGAATACGTCACGAGCCAGTAGGTGGAATGCAGGTCCAAGGACGGAGGATAAACGAATCTCAGACATCTATGACCACCTTGACCTCCGTATCTCCATCGCCGTTCGCCTTTCCATCGAACGCTCCCACATGTTTCCCTAACAGTTCAAGTGCTTTTATTTTGCTGGAGTATTTCAAATCACTGTCCTGTGCGTCTGATGCGGGGCAATCAGCTATCTCTTTGAGCTTTCTTAACACATAATCCTGTGTAATCTCTGTTCTCTCGATTCTGGCTGTTTTCCCTGCTTGTATTGCCTCGGAAACTCTAGTTTTGCCTAGTAACTGGCTCCCTATCTTATCCGCGTTTTTTGCGCTATATCCGGCCCGGATTGCCGCCTGCGTTGCGTTTAAATCTACCAAATATTCCGCAACAAACCGTTGCTGCTTATCCGTGAGCCGTGCAGGCACAAATCACCACCTCGTCTTACCTTTTTCTTCTTTTCTTCTGCGCCTCTGATATGAATCCTGTTCTTTCTTCTTCTCTAACCATCCGGTCAAGAGTGCCAAAAGAAAACGTACCTCTTGAATCGATAAGCGTTTTCGCATTGGCTTGGTTCTGGAAAACATAAGTAATTTCTCGGCGAACAGTTTCAACAGATTTCACTGAAATACCTGTATCCATTCTTCCGCCGTCAGTGAATACTTTCCTTGCGTTTCGTTCAATCGTATCCAAGTTTGTATATGCCTGGTTCCTAATATCTGTTGCCCACGCTATCTGCTTTTCGCTGCCGACAAGTTTGGGGAGTGATGCAATCTTCCCTCCGCCGCCTCCAGCGCTACCTCTTCCGCCCATTCTTTCGCCTCCCGACAACGTCCTCATAGTGAGGTTTTATTCGTACCACATTCCAGTCAAACTCTTCCGGGCATTGCCCATACCATAGAATTTCAGATGGTTTCAGCACCTCAATAGCCCGCCTACACCCAACGGCGAAGGCTTCTTGCGTTTCTGGCCTCGCCTGTGTCCCGACACTGGAAATACTAATGATTGCATTGCGTGGTTCTCCGTCAAAGCACCAGTCAAAACTATCCGGTGTGCTCCAACAGATTGTTGGTATCACACGGATACCGTGCATCTGCCAATATGCGCCCATCCAGTGCTTGCGGTAGTGGTTATAAATGCGCATGGCAACTGGCATATCGGTATACTGCGAGAAATCCGGTGTACATACTGCCCCAAAAGCAGATAGCAACGAGATGTAGTCATCTGGCCGGTTCCAAAGTCTGTTGAACTGGTAATCATCCAAATAAAAGTGGATGCCTTTACTTTTCCGGTTTTTGGCTGTCTTGGCGTAATTGAACGGTATCCATTCCAGATGCCGGATATCGATATGTTCTGACTGAATCTCCGGGATACCGTATGGTGGAATCCCCGCAAATACAGTCTTGTCTAAATTTTCAAAATTTAGCATAACGGGCTCAGCACCTCTCGCCCAAGTAGAGTCTAAATCACGCCAAACACCCACTCCCTTTGAGGGCCAATATATTAACCCCGTAGGGGTTATATATATGGCCCTAAAGGGAGTACACCATCGCCGCCTACTGTCGAGCTCTGGCTCGGATACGGCCAGCCGTCACAGCCTGTTAAGCGATACACCCGTGTGGGTTGATAGCCACCCCCGTCTCCTGCAACTGCGGGGCGGCAAATATTTTTCAAAATATGTATTGACAATATCATATTTTATGATATAATTAAGTCATAAAAAGTAAAAGGAACAATATAGGAGGTAAAGTCATGAAACACTATGAATATTGCGTTTGCAAAGACGGCTGGATGATGGGTGCTTATATGGACGGCAAGAAGGGAGCCGAGGATTGTGCCTCTCGTTATGCCTCCCAGTATCCTGACAGCAAGGTTGAGATCAAGGTCAATGTTTATGACGAAATGGAATACCGTTATTTCAAGGAGGTCGGTTGCTGATGACAAACAGAGAAGCATACGTGTTTGGCTGGGTGTTCGGTCGGCTCAACGCGGCGGCATATCCGCAGGAGATCGGAGGGGATCTCACCCTTGCCGCTCAGCGCCCGTATACAGCACTCGCCAGAGTCATTTCTGATGCTCACAGGCTTGGCCTCCTAAAGAGGGATCTCGACCGGCAGGTTGCTGAGGCGCTTTGCGAGATCACCAGCATTGACCCGCCCGTGGAGGGAGGGTCTGAAAAGTTCCAGCCCCTTGAAATGCAGGGGGCTTGGCAGTTAGGCTATTTTGCCGGTAAAGGCAAGCGCCCCCTTGCGTCTGTCGAGTTTGATATTGCCGCCGCCAGAAAGGCCAAAGGCTTGACTCAAGCCCAGCTTGCGGATGCGATGGACGTTAACCAGGCCGTGATATCCCGCTGGGAGAGCGGCAAGGTCAGCCCCAATGCCTGGAATTTGGACAAGCTGAAAGAAATTCTGAGCTAATCCTGCCGCCCCTCCTGGGGCGGCTTTTTTGCCCTCTCCAGCTCGTGCGCTTTTCGGGGGCATAGATACCCCTTTCGGGGTATGCTGCGGGTTTGGTCAGGCTTGCCGCGGGCCTGTATGTAACCCGCTATGCGGGATCACATCACAATCATCAAGGCTGTATTACAATCAGCAACCTATTTCCGTTTCTGCTACTGACGCTTAGACACCGCTGGTCGGTCTACGTTGCCACACCTTTCCATCCTCACCTCACATACTCCATCCATAGGAACAGCCTTGATAATCACGGTACATCTCAACCCCTCCGCTGGTGTCGTCAGTCGGAACCGTTCATCTTTATAGAGCCGGGGTCAGCCAACAATAATTTTCTTCGCCTTGCCGCTTTCGCACAGCGCACAAGGAAGGCCCGTCTGCTTTTAATCTGTGGTGCCATACATCTGGTGCCACCGCCCGCCTCAAGCGGCGAGGAGCGGCATATGGCGGACAGTAGGTTGTCCAGCCGCCCATTGGCATTTAATTTAATCGGCGCAGTGCCTCTTTTGCTTTCCATCTGCGTTTGGAGCCGAGAGGCGGCATTGAGCCGCCACACGTCCGCGACGTAATGGGCCGCCGCTTCCGCTTCTGCTACTGCACTCGGTATATGTGCGCTTCCCGCTTAGATTGTCACGCCCTAGCCTTGGTGGCGACATCATGATTAGCCACTCGCAGGGTAGTTTTCAGCGGGATAGCGCTGGTAGCTATCGCCCTACACAAGCGTCCGGCTTCCACGGATGGGAGCGACCCAATATAGCAGGCGGACTGAGTTGCACAGCCTGGAGATCACCCTGCTTCTGGCTCCTGCATATCGGCGGATTCCGTCTCTACACGCTCCGCCGGGCGCAGCCGCTTTCTATGTGTCGGCACACCGGGGCAGGTCATAGCTGCCACCGCTTCCGCCTCCATGACAGGCGGCTCGCGTCTTACTCTTCCCAGCGCCTAGACGCTCCGGCAGTCTGGTGTAGTGTCTTTCCACCGTCATTCGCCGCCCGAAGGGTGCGACCCCTCATGCCCCGAATAGTGGGGTGGTGTTCGACCGGCGGCATATTGCACACAGAGGTGGTGGCGGCAGATGCACCGACGCCACCCCATCCGTGTGAAGGAGGAAAAGGGGATGGAAAGAGAATGGGAGCGCAGGGGCATACGCCCCCACACTCCCATTCTAAAGTAAGATTTATCTTAAAAGTTGCCAATTGGCAACTTTTAAGAATTATTTATATTTTACTCGGCCTGTTAGATAATCCAGGCTGACTTCATAGTAGTCTGCTAGTGCGATCAGGGCCTCCATCGTAGGCATCCGCTCTCCTCGCTCATATCGTCTAACTGCTCCCCTCTCTAGCCCGCACAGTTCGGCCACCACTGTCATGCTCCTAATCGGTTTTTTCTCCTCCCTCAACCTCCTCAGCCTCTCCGAGAACTCGTTCAAGGGCTATCCCTCCTTCGGCGGTTCAGGGAGGGGTATCCAGTGGGTGATTTTACCCGCACTGGGCCCAATATCCGTCATCCATTCACCCCACAAAATCCAACCTACAGATGTTCCAATGCGCTCACAACGCACGATAACTCTCTGCTTTTCCTCCGGCAACCTCTCCTTGACGCTGATCCACTCACTCATGCTGTCCGCCCTCCCCGTCGTGGATGGAGCCCTCCATATCCAAAAACTTCTGGCACATGGCCGCAGCCTGAATGGCCTCGCAGGCTGCGTTGATGGCGTTTTGTTTTAAGCATCTAATATCTTCATTGGCCGGAAGGTCACTTGTGATATTTCCCCAAGCACACTCCAAGAGTAGTTTCATCTTGCTTACCTCTTCTTCGGCCTCTTCTGCTTCTTCTTTTAGCACCGCCCACCCCTCATGCTGGCTGTGGAACTGCGGAAACCGCTCATTGGCGGCAGCCAGCTCAACGTCCACCAGTTGCCTGACGTTGGCTAATACAGCGTTCATTTCGCACCTCCGATGATTTCGTCCAGCTTAACGCACAGGCCGAGGGGCAGAGATGGGAACAAGTCACTGTTGATGTTTGCAATATGCCCGCCATGGTCGTTGCTCAGGGCAAGCGCACAAGCATTCATTCGAGCCAGATCGCTAGCTTCGGGGAACAGTTTTTTCGCCGCTTTTGCAAGTTCCACCTCCTGCTGCGTCCAGCGGGGCTTTCGGATGATGCGGTCGGGGTGGTTGATAATTACAGCCAAATCATCCTCATTGTAGCAAGGGTTCCAGAGATCTCCCGTCTTATAATATCGCTTCCCGTCTGCTCCAATCTTGAAGGCGCCTCTATTTACCTGATTTGCGCCGAAATCGTATGTAAATTCTTCGCCTACCTCAACACCCAGCACCTGCGCAATTCTTGGTTTATTCACTTGTTGTCCTCCTCCTTGATTTTCAGGTACTTTTCGATGGCTTCCTCCAGGTTGGCCTCCTTTCGCTGGCCGTAGGAGCAGAAATCATCCGGGCCAAAGTTAATGCTAAACGACGCTCCGCCCTCATGGTCTGTTGCAACATCATCACTCTCACATTCCATGGTATAGTGATTGAACCACTTACAATCCCGGCACCTGACCACAGGCACGGCGTCGATGGTGGGCAGGCTATCAAACATCCGCTGCATGACAGCTCCAGTCACCCCATCACCACCAAAGCACTCTCTGGCTTTATCCGCATCAACTAGTCTCATGCTCACCCCTCCTCCGGGCCGCGCCACTTAAAGCAATCGTCCACATAAAATCCGGGGCATTCTGCGGTTTGTCCATTTTCCCCTACTGGTGGCAAATCATACTCACAAAGTCCGCAAAGGTCTATTCCTGTTGTCTCCAGCCGATATTGATTCACCACAAATGTCAGATCACTGACCGCCGCATCCCTCTCCCGCTTCACCTGCTCCAGCTCGGCCCGTAGCTCCTTGTTTTCGGCCTGGAGCGTGGAGAGGGTGCTCCGAACTTTCTCCAACACGGTCCTCATGTTCTGGATTGTATAATCGTCCCAGCTGGTTATCCAGCTCAGGAACAGGGCCTCTCTCTCCGTCAACTCTACACCCCGGAAAATGTCCTCAAATTCCGCTGGGATTTTCATTATTTTTTCCCCTTTCCGGCAGCCCATCAAAGGCCGTCCAGTATTGGCCGTACAGTTCCAGGCTAAACGGTTTGATATGCTTGCAGTACAGGTATCCATCCCTGCACCCCTCTGCAATCTCCAGGCCGCCCCATTGGAGCTGGGCTATCCCTGCTCCCTCAATGTAGATTGCGGTCTCCTGGGTGATGGATTCCAGCTCTGCGCGGGTGTATTGGTGTCTCATGGCGATACCTCCCCACTGTTGGGCCATAGCCTTTGCCAAGCCCGGAAAGGTCTTGGCCCTGTTTTTCTGCCGGTCTTTGCCGCCTTTCATAAACCATGTACCAGCTTCATGGCATCCGCACTCCGGGTCTACGATGTCTGTCGGTTCCAAAAGCGGCAAACCTTTTAACCACAGCCTTGTTTTCTTCTGGGCGGGATGCCCGAACATCCAGGGCTGCACATCCTGAGTGTGCGGCGGCATTTCATAAATTCTGCTTGATACTGGATTTTCAACACAGATTTTCGGGCAGTCCGCGTCCAGAAATTTCAGAAAAAACTCCTTTGCCTCCAAACCTTTCTGGTATCGCTCCTGATTGAGGATGCCGCCGCGAAACAGGTGCTTAGCACCAGCGTTTGACAAGTATGTACAGGGTGGAAACGCCAGAATCATATCCCACTGTATTTTCAGCAACTCCAGAGCATCACATCTCAAATGCCATTCCGGGTGCCCCCCGCTGCAAGGCTCAATGTCGCAACTGTATGCCTCATGCCCCAGCGCCCGGAACGCCTTGCAGACTTCCTGCGACTCCTCACAGGCAACCAGCACTTTCATTGCTCCACCGCCTCTTTGTCTCCCAGCAGGGCGCGCGGGTGTTCCATATCTGCCGTGCTTCTTCCAAGTCGTAGCCCGCCGCCATAAACCCACACAGGCATTCAATCATTACGCATGCCATTACAGCCCTGTGCTTTGTGTCTTCACCCCTGCAACCCGGGCATGGCAGTAGCACCCCCGCATCCGTCAGCCGCTTGGCCGCCTCTTTATTGCCTAGAAGGGCTAATTTGATATCATCCATGTATAATTCCCCTCTCTATGTCCGCTATGGCCCGAAAGATCGGATAAAACTGCTGGGGCACTACGGCGTTTCCGAGGCATTTAAGTCGGTCCACCCGAGAGGGAACCCCATAAGATATTCTACCCACGTCGGGTTCAGCTGGCCACCAACCTCCGTTTGCAACTGATGCTTCCTGTTTTTCCGGTAATCCTTGCATCCCCTGTTCTTCCAGTCCGTTGCAATCGGCGTTGGCCACATCTTTACCATCCCGCTCAAATTTGGTTCGCCTCGGCTGTTGTGATAAAATTCCCTGTTTGCCGAATCTGACGCAATCGGAGTTTTCCAGAGAATTGGGTCTCCATCCTCTCCCGTTATGTTTTCTTTCCAGCGCTCTACACCCGATAATCGCGCATCTGTCGCGCCTGTGCGGGGCGTCGACGGCACAAGCCGGAATAATAAACGCTTGGACGGAGTAATCCTCGCTTTCCAGGTCAGCGCACACCTGGTCGAGCGCCATGTTGACGATCCCAGCAACGTTCTCGCCAACAACCCAAGCGGGCCGGAGTTCCGAGATAACTCTAAGCATTTCAGGCCAGAGGTAACGGTCATCCTCCTTGCCTCGTCGCTTCCCGGCGACGCTGAACGGCTGGCAAGGGAACCCTCCTGAAATAACGTCAACTGTTCGCATTCCTGTCTTATCATAAAAACTATCTCCCGTCAGTGTCCGGATATCCCGCCAGCGGGGCACATCAGGCCAGTGCTTTTCCAGCACCTTTGTGGGATAGTCCGCCCACTCACATTGTCCTACGGTTTTAAAACCAGCCATTTCCGCCGCAAGATCCAGGCCTCCAATGCCGGAAAACAGGGAGAGATGGGTTAGCTTGGCCGCCTCGTGGTCGCCCAGCAGGGCGCGCGTCTTATCGTCCATTGTTCGGGTCCTCCTTTATCATCGGCCATTGAGAAATGCCATTCTGGCTTGCGGAGACTTACTGTTTGATGGTAGGTTATTCCGAACCCTCCATGCGGCGATTGGATTTTTTGATAAGCCAAAGTGCTTCCCAATCTTGATATCGCTCATGCCCTTCCAGTACAGTTGCATACAGACCGCTTCGTCAAATACGGCCTTTGGCCTCCCGTTTGGATTCGGCGGTGTGCGTTGAACTGTCTTTTTCTCTGTGCAGAGTGTGCCCGGCGGACAGATCAAAGAGCGGGCATGCCCAGTACAGCCTATGTAGTCGCAGCAGTACAATCCGGCGGTGATATAGCATCTGTAGATGCAGTCAGCACAGTGCTTGTCCATGTCCTACACCTCCACCACATGGATACCGCGCCCGGCCATGAGCTTTTTCTTCAGCTCATATTCCTTGGTTCGGAAGCCCTTCACATCTTCCACCACAGGCAGCCAGTGAACATCCCCCGTGCAGTCCGGTTCCGTGGGGCGCTCGTATGCAAAGTCGGCCCGGTATTTGATGGCCCGCACACGCTCCCCCAGCGGCGTTGTGAACGCCTCCTGAAGCGTGAACTCCGGCTGGAGCTTCAGATCCCGAATCTCTCCGGCACACAGCCGGAGCATGAGCTGGTCATACCGTGCGGCCTCTTTTTGGCTGTCGAATATAATGCCGTTTCGCACCGCCTTCTTGTTGCCGTATTTATTCGCCATTACTGATTGCCAGCCGTTCGGCTAGCCCTCCAATCATCTGTTTTATGTCGCTGGGCAACGCCTGGAACTCGGACTCCTGTTTGGCTCGCTCCTGATAGGAGCGCTGGAAGTTGGAGCCGATGACGCTCTGCACCGTGTTGGCATCCATCTGTGCCCATGCTTTGAGCTGCTCCGGTGTCCCAACCAGACGGCGGAGCATGGGCGGCAGTCTCTCGAACTCCTCCCGGCTGTTGTAGGCCGACCGCTGCACGGCCCGCCACACCAGCCCCCAAGCCTCCTGCGGGGCCATCTGCGGCCGCTCCGTAAGCTGCCTTATCTTAGCCTTTACCGCGCCGATATGGGGTGGATAGCCCTTGCTGTCGGTGGCGATCAGCGCCTTGACTGCGGCGGCCACAATTGCGGCATCATCCTCGGCAAACATATCTGTCCACAAGGAGATGGTGTCCAATGCCTCCTGCCGCCCCACGTCCCAGTAAAACTGCGGGTAGGCACCACGGAGCACAGACATGAGCTTAATCACGTCTTCGCGTTTCACACGATGCCCTCCTCTCGGGCAATATCCAGAAACACATTTCCGCCCCTCCGCGGGGCCTGCCCGGATTTGAGCCGGTCGAAAATGATGCCTTGCCAGTTGTTCGCCATGCACTCCCCGATCAGGTCAATAACAGCCTGTTCCCCATAGGTCTCCGCCGCCTTCTGCACCTGAGTCACCAGAGACTGGAGGCCCGTGGGCTTGTAGTCCTGTCGCTTCTCATGCTTATACCGAACCCAGGCGGAAAAGGCACCCTGGAGGGCGGGTGAGCCCCCCGGAAGGGGGGTAGGGGGGATATGTTCTCCTTTTCCTTTTTCTTTGCCTTCTTCTTTTCCTTTTTCTTGGGGGGCGTTCGGGAGGCGTTCGGGGGGCGTTCGCCCCCGTTCGCTACCGTTCGCACCCGTTCGCTTGCCGCCGAGCTCGCCGTTTTTTCTGTTCTTGGCACACTTTTTGGCGTATTCTTCGTTATCCCGGTCTATCTGGCTTCTGAATGCCGGGAATAGGTATCGCTCATTCCCACTGAGCTGTGGCGCTTCGCCCGTCTTGCTGTATAATAGGCAAGCCGTGAAAAGTCGTCCCTTCTCAGCGTCTGTGAGTTCCTCCATGGCCTCCAGGTAACTGTGATAGGCCGGGAAATATTCCCTTGCCATAAGACGCCCCCTTAAAACGGGAGCTCGCCGTCCCCATCGGCTAGTTCGCCGAACTGTCCAGTAGGCGGATAACCGGAAGTAGGAGCAGGTGCCCAAGCGCTCCCTCCCCCAAAGGCGGGAGAGGGCTTGCGGTTCTCTGCCAGGCGTTTAAGTTCCGGCACCTTGAAATCTCCCTTTTGGATCGCCTGGATAGAGCGGGTCTGATACACATACAGCCGGGTCTTTACATCGCCGGTGTTTTTGGTATATTCCTCTTCGCCCAGCACCAGGCCGAAACGGCGGCCAACCATATCCCGCAGATTGAACTCGTCGAAGCGGTAGCCGGGGTTGGAGTCTTCCAGGGCGGTCTTGAAGGACTTGAAAAAGCCCAGAGCAGAGGGCTTGTAGCTGCGGCGGAGCTGGATAGGCCAGAATCCAGCGCGGGTAAAGGTGTCGCTGTTATTCCCTTTGTAAGTCCCCTCAGCAAAGTCCCACTCAATCAAGAGGTACTCCTTTTCCTCCACGTCTTCTACACGACAGATTGTGGCAATATAGGCACCGGGCTTGGGATTGTCAAACTCGGAAGCCTCCTGAACCTCGTCCCAGTTGATTTTATTCATGCTCGGTTTCCTCCTTCTTGGGGGTCAGGCCCCAGTATTCACGGATGGTGGTGTCCACCAGCTTCAAATCGTTGTCGATCTCCTCCGGGAACATGTCCATGGGCGATTTTGCGGTGCTGAACCCCTCAGACTGGGTGATGAAGTAGTGCTTGTCCTTCTCGGAACGGCAGAGGAGGACGATGGAGAACAGCCCCTCTACCGTCAGCTTCTCGTCCAGCATCTTCCCGATGGTCTTTGCTTTCAGCGTGCCGTCCGGGTTGGACTCCGTGTGATGGAGAAAGTAGACGATGCAGTCCCTCGGCGTCTGTGTGATGACAAACTGGATCAGGTTGCGGAAGTTCAGGGCGATGTCGGTAAACTTGTTATAGCCCGTCTCCTTGGCCCGGTCGAAGAACTCGAAAGCCAGCAGATACTGACTGTCGTCGATGGCATAGGTTTTCAAATTCGGCGCGGAAAGAGACTTAATGATGGTGGGGTAGGTCGCGCCGTTGATAGTGGGAAGTGCCTTTCGGAATGGCAGGGGCTTGGAAGCTACATTGAAGACGCCGATCTCCGTAGGGTTAAAATTGCGCAGGGCGGTGGACTTGCCAGAGCCAGATTCGCCCAAAATCAAAACTGGAATGCCCATCACTTCACCCCCACGCTACAGCCTTGCTCAATCGAGGCATATGGAACGGGAACGCCCTCCTTAATGAGCTTGCCAATGTCAGTCTTGCTGAGCTCCGGTTCCTTGTACTTGACGCACTCCGCATCATAGCCGTTCTGCTCCAGCCAGCGGATCAGGGCCTCCGGATTGGACACCTGAATGGACGAGGTTTTGCGGAAAGTGACGGAACACCTGGCCGTCTGGAACTTCTCGCCGTCTAATGCAAGGGACAGATAGGATTTCAGCCGTTCCGCCTTGTTCTCCAGGGCCTTCCTGCGCTTATTGAGCGTGTCCGCCTCTTCTTTGATGGCCTTGGCGTCGGCCATCAAATCCTTGTACCAAAGGGCCATATTCTCAATCTTAGCGTCCCGGTCCATCTGGAGCGCGGCAAACGCCTCATAGTCCATTAGTTCCCCTGTTTCCGGGTCTACTAGGCCTTGAATTGCCTGGTCAATTTCATATAGTGTCATTTTGTTCCTCCTTACATTTCTGGCACATTTCCTCGTTTTGATAGAGCTCTGCCCCGCAATTTGGGCAATTCCCTGCAATTGGCGCTTGCTGTATATCACGGCATGGCGAAAACGGAAGCCACCACTCCATATCAGGCAATCGCCGGAAGCACCGCCCGCGGGCAACCGTCCTCGCCCATATAAAGAAATCCGGTTCGGCCATCTGACAGGCGGATATGTACTGTACCGTCCAGGGCGTTAATCTCGTCGATTGGGTAGCCGATATTCTCCATCGCCCAGCGCAGCAGGGCGGAAATATTTGTGGTATTCAGCATTGACAAAACAACTCCTTTTGCTGATAATAAATCCAGGGGTGTTAGATATGAGATTTACTTTTGATGCAGTCTGTAAAAAATGTGGGAAAGAAATGCAGTTTTCTTGCGACATGGACAACGCAAAGGATCTTGTTTACATTGCTCGATGCCCACGCTGTGGCTATTTCCCTTCAGATCCTGATATCGAGCGGATTTACCACATTATGGACAGCATAGAAACGCTCGAACAAAGAAACACAGCCCTACACATAATCAAGATTTCTCCGAACCTGGGGAAATTGAGTCCAAGATCTCTATAAGCAGAAAACAGATCTCCTGTTCCGCATGAAGTTTTTTCCTAAGCTCTTCTGCAATGTCATGCTTGATTTCCTCAAATTGCCTTGCCATTTGAAATTTCCTCCTCTTGCCGCCCTCCGGTTTCGCACACCGGAGAGCGGCGCTTTTTATTCGTAAATAACGGCCTCCGCCCGTGTAATAAAGTGATGAATGCCAGTGGAGCACTCGTTCCATCGGTTATCGTCGAAATCAGTCACCTCAACGGTTTCGCCTATGGCATAAACAAAGTTCGGATCAAAATTACTCCTTACTTGGTCACCCCCAGGATTCCCGTTGATATCTGTGATACTCAATACCTTGGCCTTACTGGCGCGGCATTTTCGGCTAGTAGCGGAGGACCGGCGTGCATCTGCGGGGATTTCCAACTCCACAACAAGGCCACTTGCCTTTTTATAGCCGATATAAGAACCGGAATCTGGGCATTGCAGTGGGTAAAAAGCCGTATGAATATTCCATATCATTTGATCCATAGATGCACAGCGCAGGTCGGCATCGCACAGGTCGGCATTGCGCAGGTCGGCACGGCGCAGGTCGGCATCGCACAGGTCGGCATTGCGCAGGTCGGCACGGCGCAGGTCGGCATCGCACAGGTCGGCATTGCGCAGGTCGGCATTGCGCAGGTCGGCACAGCGCAGGTTGGCATTGCGCAGGTCGGCACAGCGCAGGTTGGCATCGCGCAGGTTGGCACCGAACAGGTTGGCACCGCGCAGGTTGGCACCGAACAGGTTGGCACGGCTTCCGCCCTCTCCATTCAGCCAAAGGAGATGCTCGTCCAAAATCTTTTTTAAGTCCATTTTGCTCCCTCCTCAATGTGGGATTACAATGGTCGCCCACACATCGTCGATGCTCTCCGCGCCCTCCAGTCCGGTGATCTGGATGGTGAGCGGGCCGGTGGGCGTGGGGGACGGGGTGGTGGTTGCCGCCGGGGTCTCAATGGCTGGCTGCTCCGGCTCCTGGTTCCAGATGATTTCAACTAGTGCAACCAGTGCCAACAAAAAGAACAGGTATACAGTGGTCACGATCAGTTGCTTTTTCATAGGCTCGCTGCCACCAGAATAGCCAGAACCAGCGCCGCTCCGGCAACCACCGCCAGTTGTACCCGCTGGGCCACCGCCTGCGCCTGCTGTACCCGGCGGCGGTAGGCCCGGTAGCTATACGCCTTTGCGCGCCTGTCGCGCTCATTTTGGGTCTCGCTCATACCATTCCCCTCCCCTGCACGATGGCCTTTGCCACCAAATCTGTCTCATAGCCCCGCTTGCGAGGCCCCATACGGATTGCTGGTATATCATGCTCCGCCGCCCAACGGTCGCCGCTGGATGCCCGCGGACAGTACCCAAGCTCTCGCGCAACATCGACCGGGGACATAATCCCTCCGTGGCGCTCAAACATTAGCCGACGTTTCTCAGCAATCGCCCGGCTGATTGTACTCTGAGTGTTCATTCCCGTTCTCCTCCTTCCCATGTAACCGCTCATGCTCGTCCCAGGTCATCCCATAGTAAGCCCGGCATAGGTCGTCCATGACGCGGCGTGCATTTGCGAAACGGTTCTCAATCTCCCGCTTCGTGCTAGTCTCGTTGAGCTGCCCATCTTTGGTCATAAAAAATCCTCCAATCTTGCCAGAGGCCGGAGGATGTGATATACTGTCTCCGATACCTCGTAGCTGCGTTACGTGGTGTCATGCCCTGGTCGGTGGTGGTGCACTGGCCGGGGCGCTTTTTGTTGTGCTCTTAAATTTATGAAACAAGGAAATGCATTGCTATCCAAAAAATCGTTATTGCGGAAAGCACAGAAACCGTTGTCGCATTTATTTCCTCATCAAAGAACCAACAAATAAATATGTACCCTGCTTCAAGCGCCGCAAAAGCTAAAGCTATCCATTGGAACATCCCCGGCCCCCACTTTCGTAATCGAGGTATTTGTTTCCAAAGATATCTATCGTATAGTTCTTAGCAATTTCATCTTGATTCCGCTGGCTTTGTAGTGTAAGTACGAGGTCAGCAATTTCTTTAGAATCAGCCTCAATGATGATCTTCACCCCACTTACCTCCTTCCCCGCCCCGTCAGGGGCGGGCTTTATTCACTTGTTATCGATCCGCCGAAAAAGATCATCAACTGTATAGTCAGGAAAGAATTTATTTTTGATTTCAATTGCCTCTTGGATTGAAAATGCACCTTTCCCGGCCATTTTGTTACGAAGAACACGATCGCTAATTCCGGCCTCCTTTGCTAGAACACACTTCTTAATTCCTCGTTTGGCAATTTCGCCGGCCAAGTTAGGATAAACCGCAGTCATAACCTCACCTCCATTTCCGCTTACGGAAATTCTGTCTTTATTATATTCCCGTTTACGGAAACTGTCAAGCTATTTTGCAAATTCTTATTTCCGATTTCGGAAATTTTATTCTTGCGATTTTTTTATAGTTGTGATATATTGTTTTCAGGAGGTAAAGAAAATGTGGCTTGACGTTTTTAATGAAATGCGAAAATCATCAGGGATGAGCCTTGATGAGTTAAGCGAAAAATCAGGAGTCCCAAAAGGAACACTTGCGAAAATAACATCAGGTATTACAAAAACCCCCTCACTTGAAACGATGAAAAGCCTTGTTTATGCAATGGGCTACACTCTTGATGATCTTGACAAAAAAGAAAATCCCCCTGCTCCATCCGAAGATGAAGAGGGGGAATTGACTGTTGATGAAGTTGTATCGGCTTTCGTTTCTGCTGGAATTGTTCCAGAGGGAAAGGATCTAACTGACGCAGACCTTCGTTTCTTGCTCGCAATTATGGACGCTATTGACCGCTGGTTCGCAAATTGACACCAAAGTACGCAAGGAACGATAAGGGAATTTTTTCTTATTTAGTGCTTTGGTTAGCTTTTCAAAGTTTGGAAGCCCTTTTTCGTTTGGCGTCATTTCGCGCCCTCCTCCCAATTTGTACCTTACCAATATTTTGGTCGGGAATTTTGCTCCCCTTGTTTATCATTATAGAACGTTAGTTCTATTTAAGCAATATGTGTTATCACCAAATTGTGGCAGCTTATTTTCTATATGCTAAGAGATTGCTTCGTTAGAAAAGAACGGATTATTGGACTATGGTTATGATATGGTACATCAACCCATGGTTGCCACACAGAACAGGAATCTAGCAACAGAATTGTAATAGGAGGATTTACATATGCTTGACGAAAAAGATTTGCAGGCAATCGCGGAAATGATGAAGGGGATGGAATCCCGCATCGACCAGAAGCTGGAGAAGCAGAAGCAGGAAATCCTGGAAGAAAGCGCTAGACGTATGAAACTACTGCTGGACACGGAGGTTACTACCCGTTTTAATCTTTTGGCCGAGGGACAGCAGGCCATTATGGACGCCATCACGCCAAAGAGTGAAATCGAGGAACTGCGAAACGAAGTATCCGTGCTTAAGCTGGCGATCCGCACCATGAATCAGGAAATCGCCGAACTGAAAAAAGCGCAATAAAATACCGCCTCCTCGGAAGGTGCTGGTATACTAAACAGCTAACTGAATAAGCAAATGTACGGCCGCGGGAAAATGCATTTTTCTTTTTTAATTATCGCGATATTATCCATAATCTCACCAAACAGAAAATAAATATGATAAAATTAGATTTTATTCCGGCAGGGGGGGCTATATATGGAAGAAAAACCTACAGTCGTTATTCCAAAATCACCTTTTGCAAAATATAGTGGCTCGCTTAGTCTTGGAGATAAGCCAGTCGACTGTTATGTTCTAGATGACAAGAGCAGAGTAATTAGCATGAGGGCAACTGTAAAAGCAATTGCAAATGATGATAATGGCGACCTATCTAAATATGTTGGTGTCAAATCGTTACAACCTTATATTGATGCTGCTGGAATATCAAATAAATTTGTTGAGTTTACTATACCGGGAAACCCAAACAAGGCAAAGGGAATTACGGCAGAAACCTTTCTTGATATCTGTTCTGCATATGTATCCGCGCTTACGTCTGGAGCGCCCTTGACCGAAAAGCAAAAAGGTATAGCTGTTAACTGTTCAATCCTGCTATCTGCGTGTGCGAAAACAGGACTTATTGCTCTGATTGACGAGGCAACGGGATATCAATATGTTCGTGAGGAAAATGCTTTACAAATCAAAATTAGGGCATTTATTTCTGATGAATTGCGAGCATGGGAAAAAACATTTCCAGATGAACTATGGGAGCAATTTGGCAGATTAACCGGTTGGAGTGGGTCTCTACAGCAACGGCCAAAATATTGGGGAAAACTGGTGTTAGAACTGATTTATGACGCTCTTGATCCTGATGTTGCTACCTATTTAAAGCAAAACAAACCGGCTCCACGTCACGGAAGAAATTATCACCAATGGTTTACAGAAGAATATGGCGTAAATCAATTAGTTACACATATAAATCAAATAACAGGAATTGCCAAGACCTGTTCAACAATGGACGAGCTTCGACATAAAGTCGCACTTTATTATAAGAAGGATCAAATTCAACTGGCGATTGGAGACAATCTTTCACCGCAATAAAAATACCGCCCCCGGCGCTACCAACACCAGGGACGGCTCACATAGGGGTGATAAGGTTTGGAGGCCATATCACCCCTCTATTTTAACAGAATAGGGGGTAAAGTCAATGGATTACATCAGAAAAACAGCTCGCTACAATGGGAAAAAGTATGAAGCCACTGGTAAGACCGAGTTTGAAGCCCTGCAAAAGCTGGCGGACAAGCTGGCCGCCGCAAAGCGCGGTGAGGAGACTGTAGGCGGCTCCATGACCGTCAATGCTTGGTATAAGCAATGGCTGGAGCTCTACAAGGAGCCAAAAGGACTCACGGCTAAATCGCTGAAAATGTACGATGAAAAGTATGATAACTATATCAAGCCCGCTATTGGTCACTTGAAATTGAAGGATGTTAAAGACGTGCACCTCCAGCGCATCCTTAACGGGCAGGCCGGGCGCTCTGCATCCCATGTAAAAAAACTGCGCATGGTGTTGCAGGAGATGTTCCGCAGGGCCAGACAATCCCGCCTTATCCCATACGATCCGGCCGAGCTACTGGAGTTGCCCACCTATCACGAGGGGAAAAGACGCTCTATCACTGAGGAGGAGCGTAAGGCCATTTTGGCCGTTGCTGAACACCATCGGGCCGGATTATGGGTGCTCACATTGCTATATACTGGCATGAGGCCAGGAGAAACGGCAGCCCTTACTTGGTCAGACGTAGATTTCGAGCGCAACGAGATACACGTCCACACGGCGAGAGAAAGCGGCGCTAACAGCATCAAAGCCCCAAAAACAGAAGCCGGTATTCGGGACATCCCAATTCATGCCGCACTTTTCCCGTTGCTCCAGGCAGCACAACAAAAGCTATTTTCTCCTGTTTTTCTCAACGAGGCAGGGAACCGGCACACTGAAAAAACCATGCGTCGGCTTTGGCTTAATTTCAAGCGTGAATTAGATATCTATATGGGAGCGAAAGTAAAAAGAAACCAGATTATTGAAAGCGTGGTAGCAACGGATTTGACACCGTACTGTCTTCGCCACACCTTTTGCACGGATCTTCAAAGGGCTGGAGTGCCTATTAACGTAGCAAAGGAGCTTATGGGTCATTCCGACATCCAAACAACTGCAAATATTTATACGCATAAAGACGGATACACTATGCACCAAGGAATCGCCCTTCTAGATGGAAGTGGTGGAAAAAGTGGTGGAAATTCAAAGTTGGCATAACATAAATATATTGAGCCGCAATTGTTTGAAGTGGTTGATACTTTCTGATTCCGGTTCTGAAGGCTGGGGGTTCGAGTCCCTTCGGGCGTACCATAAAAATAACCACACCTTTCGGTGTGGTTATTTTTATGGATACCGTGAGGACTTCACATGCCCGGCGGAAGTGAATTCCGCCTGCACCAAGGTTTTGGCCTTCGGCCAAAACACTTGCACGGCGCAAAAGCGCCGCGGGCCAGAAGGCCGCTTCAGCGAAATGCTGTATCTTTTTCGTATGCATATGCCAAAAAGCAGGCTCTCCGCTGCCGCGGAAAGCCTGCTTTTTGTATAG